TCCATGCGAGCGATGACGTCGGCCGACGTGTTGGCCTTGACGCCGCAGCGCTGGAGACCCATCGCGACCGCGTTGCGCTGGCCGAACTTGCCGGGCTGGCCCGGCGGCGTGTGGCCCTCGCGCAGCGCCTGCTCGATCGCCTCGATCCGGCGGGTGGCCTCGTCAGCAGACAGGCGTGGATATGGCATCAAGCACCCTTCGACATCATCTTCAGCGCCACGCCCATCGCGCCGACGCAGGCAACGCCAGTCGGCGCAACGATCACCGCCGTCCAGCCGCTGCCATCCGGCGAGGCGAAGATCAGCATGATGTTCCCGCTGTCCATCAGCGCGCGGAGCAGCGGCGTTTCGTTGTGCTTCTTGAGCGCCGCCTCGAGCTCGTCGATCGGCATGCAGATCGGAGGCGACTGCGCGGCTGCCGGCGCCGCGAGCGAGAGGAGCATGGCGGCGGTCAGCAGGCGCATCATGGCGGGGCTCCTATTTGAGCGGCAGGAACTGAACGACCTTCACCAGCAGCGCCGACGCCGCTCCTGACATCGCGCCGACCGCGACCAGGACACGCCAGCCGCCGCCGGCGGCGTCCATCGCTGAACGCACCGCCTTGAGGTCGGCCGCCATGTCCTCAACGCTCTTTGAAAGCGCTTTCACCTCAGCCTCGAGGCGGCCGAACTCGCGGGGGTCGATCATGCGGGCCACCCGCCGGCGGCGTCGTAGTCGATGACCGCCTGCTGGTCCGTCAGGGCGTCGATAGCCGTGGCATGAGCCTTCTCTGCGGCGAAGCACGACCTGACGTGCGCGCCGACCGCATCGGCTGCGGCGACCAGCTCCGTGGCGCTCAGGGCCACGAACCCGTCCGCGAATTTCCAGTCCGTCGCGTAGGCAGGATCTTCCTTCGCCATGATCCTCGCGCCGATCAGAACGGTGCGCGTGCGCTCGTCGCTGGCAAACCGCTTGCCGCCAACCTCGACGCCGGCGTGCTCGCACTCCCAGCGCTTCGCCGAGATCTCAGATTTCTTCTGCTGCTTGAGCTGGTCGAGCGGATGCGGCGCGCCTGGCGCGCTGTAGTAGCGGCCATCGACAACCGGAGGCTCCGGCAGCTCGACAGCGCCGAACTCCAGCCGCTCGCTCGGCGTCAGGAGACGCAGCCAGTTGTCTGGATACTGGATGCCAGCCATGTCGAACGGCTGGTCGATCATGACGGTCTGGCCGTCTGGTAGCGCGAAGCGCATCAGATGCTCCTCAATTTGTCTGCGCGTTGTTGGGCTTCTTCGACTGCACGAAGCGCTTGCCTGCAGTGGCGGTCCAAGAGTTCGACCCGCTCGCGTTGTAGCTGGAGCTCGACGAGCGCAGCTTGAACCCGCCAGCGGTCTTGTCCGCATGGGTGCCGAAGGTCACGGCGTTTCCGTTGATCGTCAGCGTCGCGGGGTTGCCGTCGGTCCACACGAATGGCCCATCGGCCGCCGCGTTGCCGGTGAAGCTGCCGCTGGTAGCGACTGCGGTGCTGGTGATGTTGGCAGTCGAGAGCGCCTTGAAGCCGGTGGGCGGGGTGTATGCAAATGGGCGTTGACCGAAATTGAAATCAGCAACGCCGCCGCTCTCAGCAGAAGCAGCAAAACGATACGGGCCGGACAGCCCGGTGAACGCGGCATTCGTGCCAGCTACAGGATCACCGCTGTTCTGTACGGTTCCGTTCTTGCTGAAATATAGCTTCCCGTTGTCGGCATCTAGAATGATCCCGATGATGTCTCCCGCCGTCCAAGAGTTTCCATATAGCGAGTACGAAGCGTTGTTCACTTTCCGCCCATCTGGATCGTAGCCGTAGGTGAAGCTGTCCTGCCCGAGATATCGGTTCGCAGCAGCATTTGCCGTGCCGGTGATAAGCCCCAACGAAAGGTTCGCAACGTCCGCGCCTGCGGTCATCTCGCAGTACCACTTGCCGCTCGACATCTGTATCGAGCAGTAAGCCTGCGCGAACGACGCACCGCTTCGCGTGACCTGCATATTGGCCCATTGAAATGTCGCAGCCGTGCCGCTGAGATCCAGCGGGTTCATTACCGCATAGTTCAACGTCGGGGAATCCGTCATCTGGTCGAACGTCACGCCGCTCGTCACCGAGATGCCGCTGGTCGTGAAGTTGTTGCTGTTGCCAGAGGTGTCGTAGCCGATGGTCGTCGTGGAGGCGGCGTCCTTGAACTGGAGGACGAAGCCATTGGTGCCATAGGTGCCGCTGTACGCCTTCGGCACCCACACGCCTGTGATGGCGTCGGTCTGGCCGAAGCTAGAAGGCGTCAGGGCTTGGCCGTCTATCATGTAGAAGTTGGCGATGTATCCGTCGAGATAGGTTCCGTTAACGGTGTCCGACATGATGCGATACGCGGTCGATGCGGCATTTAGGTAGGTATTGGAATTCTGCGTCGGATACGAGCCAGAGACATACGTCATGGCTACGCCATTCCAGTACACCTTCACTCTGTCGGCTGCCGTTGCTTGCGTCGTGTCGACGGCAATGACGAGATGACCCCAAGCCGATGGATCTCTGAACAGGCCAGCGAAATTGATGTCATTTGTTGCGTCGTTGCGAACGAAGATCCGACCGGCGCCGCTCGCCAAGTTCCAGCCGATGATTCCGTTGTTGGCGCTTGAACTGACGATGCCAACCTGAGTGCCTGAAAACAGCGAAGGCGCGGCCTTCATCCACGTCGAATAGGTGACCTTCTTCTGATCGGTCGGGGACGCGCCGCTGGTCCGCGACAGGTACGCGCTGTTGCTCGCGCGGAAGCGCAGCGAGTTGGCGATCTGGTAGCCAGCGCCCGACGCAAGCAACAGCGGGTTGGAGGAACCTGGAACGATCATGACGTCACTTCACGTCGTTGATGAGCGAGGCCGTGATCCGGCTGGCGCTCTCGACGTAGTAGACCAGGACGTCCACCGCGCTGGCGGTCGTGGTCAGCGTCGGCGCCGTGCCTCCGGCGAACTTCCAGTTCGATCCATACGCCAGCGTGCGCGAACCGGTGCTGTCCTGCGTGATGACGATGGCACCGCTCTGGCCGGCGGTCTGGTTGGTGGGATTGGCGAGCGTGCGGTTGCCGCCGATGGTCAGCGAGAAATTGTTCGCCACGGCGAAGTCCGGCGTGATCGTGGCAGCGTCGGTCAGGGCCGTGATTGCGCCGCGGTTGGCGGCGGTGAAGGAGTTCACGTCCGCGAGGCCCGGGACCGCGAGAGCCGTGCGAGCCGCCGAAGCCGTGGTGCTGCCGGTGCCGCCGTTGGCGATCGGGAGCGTGATCACTGCAGCGCCGGACGCACGGCTGTAGAACTCGCACCGCCAATTCCCGCTGCCCAGCGACCGGAAGCCAGCGACGTCGCCCGCCGCCGTCGTGATCGAGGCGCCGCCAGGGAGGATCAGCGAGGTGGCGTTGTGCGTGAGCGTGAGGATGCCGTCGAACTTGAGCACCCGGTAGACCCCGGCCGCCACGGTATCGAAGGCGGTGATGGTCGTCGTGCCGGAGACCGCGAGGTACTCAGCGTTCGCCGCTCCGATGTTGACGGTCGCCGCCGACGCGATGGTCGAGCCGGCCTGCAGCTCGCGGATGTCGGCGAGCGCCTGACGGATGGCGTCGTTGATGTTCGACGGCGGGCACCCTTCGCCGATGTTGATCGACGAGATCGACGTGTTGGATGCGGCGGTCTGGGAGTAGTCACGAATGGGCATGGGTCACCTCTGTCTCTGAGGCATCGCCGACCTGACGGCTGCCTCGTACTGGTCGATTGCGTCCTTCAGCTGCGGCTCGATCGCAGCGACCGACGACAGCCGGCCGAGATGCGCCGAAAGCGCCTCCTGGCCGCCGCCGATCTTCATGCCGGTCGCCAGCCACTTGGCGAACTCTGGCTTGGCGAGGAGCTTGGCGGCCAAGAACGAGCCTGAAAACCCAACCGCACCTGTAACGGCCGCCGTGACGGCTCCGTCGAGCCCCCCTGCGATAAAACCGCCGCCGCCTAGCAGGCCGTTGTAGAGCAAGGCTCTGCTGGTGTTCGAGCGGTTGAGCATCCTGCCGCTGTCCTCGAGCGCGCCGGCGATCTTCGCGATGTCGTCGAGAGACTGCCGCAGCTCGTTGTATCGCTGACCGCCAAACAGCGCGCCCTTCGCCTCGCTCGACATCTTCCCCCACTCGGTGGTGAAGCGAGCGGGCGAGAAACTGCCGGTGCTGGGATCGACCCCGGCGCGGTTGACCACCGACGCCACGACGTCGTCGAACTGGTCAGGCGTCAGGTTGTAGCGAAGCTTCCGCAGCAGCTGGCCGCCGTCCTTGCCGAGCTCGCCCTGCAACATCGACACGACCTTCTTGTCGACCTCCTGCGTGGCGAGGCTCTCGACCCAGTCCATCTGCTGGGTCATGTGCATGCGCGTGTATCGGTTCGCCTTCTCGTAGGCCTTCTGCGCCGCCTGGCCGGCGTTGTTCGCGATGCCGGAGTCGAGGTCGTCCGAAAGCGATGCATAGAGGCGCTTGAGCAGCGCGCGGCTTTCATCGCCGACGAGGACTGGGTTGCCGAGCTTCTCGCCGATGACGCTTCGGACCTTGCGCAAGACCTCGAACGGGAGCTCGCCACCCTTGGCGTCCGCATTGAAGCGACTGAGGGTGTCGGCAACGTCCTTGCCGTACTTGGCTCCGAGCTCCGGCGTCGAGGCGAAGACGGCCGCCTCGTCGTTGAGGAACTTGAACGTCGAGTCGGCCCGGACCGGCGTCTGCTTGGCGAAGAACTTGTAGACATCGTCGTAGAGCTGCTCCTGCCTTGCGCGGAAGCGCTTGCCTGCCTCCAGCAGCCCTTCACGCACGGTGCCAGCAATGCCTTGGCTTTCCATCGGCGTGCCGACGTTGGTGGCCGCACGGCGCGCGGCCTGCGTCACCTCGTCGATCGTCTGCGTGTAGGCGTCCTTCATCACGCCGGCGCCGCCGAACGAGCCCGCCGCGGCCTCCGCAGACTGCACGACGCCGCTGCCAGAGACCGCGCCTGCGCGCGGCGTGACGCCCTGGCGCTCGAAGGCTCCGAGGGCATCAAGCGCCTGCCCCCCGCCGCCACCGAGGACACGCTTGAGACCTTGCACTGCCAGCTGCGGAACGTAGCTGCCAGCGGCGTTGACGCCGAACGTCGTGGCGGCGTCGGCCGCTTGACGCCCGCCGGAGCGCGTGTCCACGCGCCCCTCAACCTGCGTCGCGTAGAGGTTCTCGAGCTCGCGGCCGATGGTGGCGCCAGTAGCCGCTGTAGCGGCGCTGGCCTTCGGCCCGCCGCGAGCTGCCAGAAGGCCTCCGATCACGCCACCTGCAATCTCGGCCGCCTCAGGGCGCAAGCTGAACAGGTCGCCGACGTCGAGCCCGCGCGGGTTGTAGATCGTCTGCTGACCGGTCTGCGGGTCGGTGAAGACGAAGTTGTCGTCGCCCAGCGGCCTGGCGTCGGGGTAGTAGGCCTGCAGCGTCGCGAGCCTGTCTGCCGCCGGCGCGCCGCCGACCGCAGCCCTGACCGAGCCCGGCGCGCCACGCATGTCGATGTTCAGAGAGCGCCCTGCCGATCCGGCAGGAACGACTATCCTCGCGTCTCCGTAGTCGATCTGGGGAGGCGTTGCGCGTCCTGCAGGAACGACAATCCGGCTGTCACCGTAGTCGATGTCGGGCATTGCGACCTCACTTCACGCGAATGTTGCCGAGGTGGTCGCGGAACATCTGGCCGCGGGGCAGCCGTTCGACGTCCTCTTGGGTGCGGGTGATCGGCAGGGTGATGGCGGGCGGCGCATCGACCACGTTGCCGACCTTCAGCCCGCGATCGCGCGCGATGTTCTCGTACTGCGACCTGACCGCGTCGTGCTGGCGCTGCCACGCCAGCACGCGCGTGTTGAGCTCGTTCATCAGCGCCATGCGGATCTCAGGCGTCAGCCTCGCGCCGCCGTTGATCGACTCGACCATGCCCTTGAGGCGATCGAACACGCCGCCGGTCCGCGCGATCATCACCTGCTCGCCCTCGCGGACGACGGAGCCGGGGTCCATCGCCTTGGCGAAGGCGTAGACGAGATTGAGGTCGCCAGCGAGCGTGTTGCCCGCGGTCGTGGCGGAGTTGAACGCCGTCACGACCTCCTTGTAGCCGGTGACCTCCGGCATCTTGACGTAGTTCTGCCGAAGCGTGTCCTCCATCGACGCCGTCTTCTCGGCGTCTCGAGGCGCGCTGTAGAGGACGCTGGGAGCGCCAGGCTGGCCCGCAGGAGCGCCAGGCGCTACCGGAGCACCGGGAGCGCCGCCACCGGCCGGAGGCGCTCCTGCGCCCATCCTGGGCGCTCCTGGGGCCACTGGAGCGCCAGGCGCAGGGATCGACACGAAGCTGTCGCCGATGCGCTGCGGCGCCCCGTAGAAGCTGCCCGCCGCCTGCGCCGCGGAGGTGGCGCCGGCACGAGCGGCTCGGGCGGCGTCGGGAACCGCCCAGAACGATCCGGCCTCCCGGGCGCCCGCCTCGGCTCCGGCGCGCGCCGCGAGCTCCTGCGTGGAGACCGCGTCGAAGCGCCCGCGCTCGGAGGCGCCTGCGGTGGCGCCGGCGACCAGCGCCTTGAACTGTGGCGTCTCCCCAGCCAGCTGTGCGAACGCCGCATCGCGAACCAGTGGATCGGGATCGCTGAAGTACTTTCGATAGTCGTTGATCCGCTTGGTGAGTTCTGTAGGCCCTTGAAACGCGGCCTTCGCCAGCTGACCGGTCGCTCCCTCTGGGTTCGCCATGACCAGCGCGCGCTGCTGCGGCGTCATCCCGCGCGTCAGGTCGGTCAGCGCCTGCTGCTGGCGCATCTGCTGCAGCAGCTTCGTCGCGCCGACGTACTGCGACAGCGCGTTCTGCTGCGCGGCCTGGTAAGCGTTGAGGCCGGACATCATGCCAGCCCCCAGCGCGCCACCGAGCGACCGCGGCTCGTAGGACGGGCCGCCGGCCGAGAGCAGGCCGGCGCTGGTGGCGAGCAGGCCCTGCGTCAGCGGACCGCCGGGGATGCCGCCGAGGAGGCCGGCGAGGAGCTCGTCTTGCGTTGCCATTCGCTCCTCCTCTCAGCCCATGCCGAAGATGTTGCCGTTGGCACCGCGCAGCAGGCCCGGCGCGGTGAGCCCGCCGCCCCTGCCGAACAGCATGTTCCCGAGCCCTGCGGCGCCGGTCGCCAGCCCGAGGCCTTCGGCCAGCGGGTTGGAGAACACCGGGCGCGTGTCGGTGCCGGTCGAGCCGAACTGGCCGCCGCCGACGAGCGCCATGTACTTGGCGAGCTTCTCGGCCGGCGTGTTCTGCTCGAAGTTCCAGCGGTTGACCTGGTCCTGCAGCTCCGCCTGCGACTGCTGCCGGCGAGCATCGCCGACGCCCGCGAGCGCGTTGAAGTCGGCGTAGTCCTGCGCGGCCATCGCCGGCGCCATGCCGAGCGCCTGCATCTGGCGCGTGCGCTCGTCGTTGTAGTTCGCGAAGGCCATGTTCTGGGCGATCTGCCCGACGTTGCGCGACAGCACATCCATGTTCGCCCCGCTGCCAAGGCGGCCGGCGGCGCTGAACTGGCTCTGCACGGCGTCGATCGTCGGCTGCGCCGCGTTCTGGATTGCCTGTTGCAGGTACGGGTTGCCGCCCGACAGGAACGACCCGCCGAGCGTGCTGGCGAGGTTCTGCTGCGCGGCGGCGGTCAGCGGCGAGCCCGCCAGCGCCCGCTGCTCGATGCCGCGCAGCGCCATCTCCTGCTGCGGCGCGAAGCCGACGACCGTGCTCTGCGGGTAATAGCTCGGCAGCTCGCTCTGGTAGAGCCGCTGCGCCTCGTTCGCTCCGTACTCGAGGAACGGCTTGATGAACGCCGCAGGCTCGGTCGTGCGATTGGACGTCACATACTCGGTCTTCGATCCGCCACCGCTCATCTCATAGCCCTCTCGTCATCAGCACGCGCACGTCCGCGTGCCTGAGTTTCTTGAGCCAACCCTTGCGCCCGATGATCTCAAGCCGCGCGCAGCCGTTCTGCCGCGCCCAGCCCTCGACCTGCCGCTCGATCTCCTTGATGCCCTCGAGGTCTCCGGCGGCCAGCCACACCCGGCATGCACGCAGCAGCGGGTAGCTGATGACCTCGGTGACCGCGGCGCTGTCGCCGTGCATCCAGAGCTGCGCCTGGCCTGCGACGATCGCGTCGAAGACGTCTCGTTCGCTGTGCGTGCCGCCGTGATCGATTGCCGGCGCGAGGATGCGTCGCGCCTTCTCCCAGCTAGCCGAGAACGACATAGCTGAAGGTGCGGTCCGTCTGGGCGTTGTTCGCGTGCGTGAGCGTGAACGTCTGCTTGCCGCGCGCGCTCACATAGAGGCCGCCGATCGCCGCGGCGGCATTGGCCGTGCGCGGCATGAACAGGATCACGCTGTCCTGCCCCGCCCGCAGGTCGGACACCGTGGTGGTCGCCGAGCTCGCCGTCAGCGTCACGCTGCCGGTCGAGTTGACCTTGCCATCCCGCAGGCTGTTGACGATCTCGTAGACGTCGCGCGCGCCATGCGCGAGAGGCAGCCCGCGGAACTGGTTGTCTGCCATCAGCGCCTGCCGGTCCTGCTGGCCGCGAAGTCGACGCCATAGGCCTGCGTCCACTCACCCGTCAGGTTCAACCTGACGCGATGGAACTTGTTGGCCGAGCGCACTGGGCAGAAGCCGGCGGCGTTGAGCGACGACGCCGCGCCGTAGCTCACGCTGTCCTGCTGGCGCGCGCGCTCTCCGACCTGCACGGTCACCGTGCCGCCGGTCGTGTGCGGCGTCACCTGCGTGACCAGCGCGTGGCCGCCGTCGACCAGGTTCGCCTCGCCAGTCTCGATGGTCGCCTCGAGCGACGAGCCGGTGAACGTGCCGATCTTGCTGTCCACGCCACCGCCGAACACGAACTTGCCGAGCTTGAGCGACGAGCTGTCGAGCGACACGCCGAGCGCGTCGAGCGAACCGGAGATGCTGTCGAGATCGTCGAGCGTGTAGGACGCATTGAACAGCGCCCCGACGAAGTCGTTGGTGACCTCGGCGTAGCTCCATTTGTCGATGGCGTAGTTGTAGATGATCAGCCTGTCTGGCGTTCCGCCGCTCTGCGCGGAGGGAAACGACCAGGTCACGATCTGGTTGAGCGGATCGACGGCGGCGGTGATCCTGTCGCGGTAGGCCGCGTTCGAGTTCTCGAAGAACCAGCGGTTAACCCGCTCGCTGCCGATCGGCCGCGAGGCGTTGCCGTCGAAGGCATAGAACCCGTCGGACGCGATGTAGAAGCAGGTCGCGCCAAGCTGCACCACGCTGCCTGGGTACTCGCAGCCGCGCGCGGTCTCGACCCGGTCGAACTGGAAGACGAGCGGCGAGCCGACGTACTGCATCCGCACAATCGCGCGCTCGAGGAACACGACCCCGAACTCGCCACCGCACAGCCCCGTGACCGCGCCGGCATCGGCTATGTCCTGGTAGTCCGCCTGGTTGGTGCCGACCGTCCAGCTGGTGGCGTCGTTGATCGCCGACCAGCGCACCCTGTATGGCGTGGTCGTGCCGCTCTCGGTCACGTTGGCGCTCACGACGAAGTCGCGCACCGTGGTGATGAACTTGGACGACAGTCCTGCGACGAGGTCGGCGAAGTTGCCGCCGCTGGTGATCGAGATCGACTGGATCGCGTCTGCGTTGTTGCAGGCGATGAGCCGGTCGCCGAAGGTCGTGAAGTAGAACCTGTCGGTCGAAGCCGTCGCGTAGCCGCCGCTCTTGCTCACGTCAGACAGCGCGCCGGTGCTCTTCGTGAACTTCCAGAGCTTCGACAGCCCGCCGGCGTAGATCGTGACGGTGCCGCCGGCGGTCTTCGTGGCGGCGATGTTGGTCAGGCGCTCGGTGGCCGCCTGCGACAGCGCCGACAGCGCCGGGAACGGCTTGTATCCGCGGGCAGCCGGCTGTGCATTCTTCGCCACCGTCACACCCGGGCTGTTCAGCGCCGGCTGGTCAGGCAGCCATTGTCCGAGCTCGATCATGCCGCCTCTGCCCAGGTCTCGTTGCCGTTTGCCGCGTCGGTCCACGTCTCAGCGCCGGCTGCCTGCTCGGACCATGTCTCGCTGCCGGCCGCGGCCTGCGACCAGGCCTCCGCGCCGGCCGTCTGCTCGGACCATGTTTCGGCGCCGGCGACGCCGAGCCCCCAGCCGATACGCAGTGCGTCCGCGCCAGCAGATGCCGCGCCGCTCGACGCGGGCATCGTCAATGCGAACGACACCACCGACGCAGAAGCCGTTGCGCCCGCCTCGCACGATCCGGTGCCAGCGCGGAACAGATTGCCGGCCGCCGATGCCGTCGCCACGCCTGCCGCCGGCACGATGGCCGTCGCAAGCGTCGGCACGGCAAGCGCAGCCACGCTTGCAGATCCAGACGCGATGTCCGCGCTGGCCTGCAGGAACCTCGAGGCGAGCGCGCTGGCCGTCGCCGACCCGGCCGCGCTCGCCTGGACGCCAACCGTGGCGCCGCTCGCCGCCGCGCCGCTCGCGGCCGAGCTCGCCGCTGCGGATGTTGCGACGATGCGCGCGCTCGAGGCATTGCCAGCCGCAGCGCCAGCAGCCGACGGCGACACGGATGCGATGCCGCACGCAGTGGACGCCGCAGAAGCAGCTCCGGTAGCTGACGCTGCTGCACCTGCAATTCGTGCAGCCGACGCAGAAACTGTCGCCGCTCCCTTGATGAGCCCCAGGTCGTCGATCGATCCACTGAGGGCGTCGATCGACGTCGAGAAGCTGTCGATCGACGCCTGCGGGAACGCCGCGACCACGCGGCCGGATGCCGCGGCGCACGTCGCGACGCCATGCGGCAGGCCAATGGTGTCGAGCGTCTCGACGAGCTCGTCGATCGACGTGGTCAGGCTGTCGAGCGATATCTCCGGCGAGACTGTGACGATCACAGCCACGATGGATCAGTCCTCGGTGACAATCGAGCCAGACTTGACGCGCGGGATGACGCCCGACGAGATGGCGACGGTCGGCGTGATGCTTCCCTTGTACAGGATCGATCCAGCGCCAGACGAGCTGGTGCCGATCGAGAAGTGCGTCGCGGTCTCGCTGCCGCCGGTCGCCTCGGGGAAGTCGACGTTCGCGGCGAGCGACGCGGTGTTGCCGCTAATCGTGAAGCCGGCCACCGACCTCGCGACCGCCTGGCGCGCGTAGCTCGTGTAGGCGCACTCGTTGGTCGTCTGCGAGCCAGCCTCTCCGGGATCGGACGTGTGCAGCGCGATGTAGAGGCTGCCAGCCGTGCTCGACCCGCGCAGGCCGGTCGCGTCGCCGACGTTCGCGATGTTGCTGTTGTTGAACAGCAGCTCGAGCAGGCTCTGCTCGAAGGCATTGGACTTGGACATGGCAGCTCCTGTCAGGCGAGGCGCATGACCAGCGACGAGCCGCCGAACTTGGCGCCATCCTCGCTGGTCGAGATTTCGGCGAGCGCGCGGCTGAACAGCTGCTCAAACTGAGGCACGCGCGGGTCGTCCATGAGGTAGACGGCCGCCGCAGCCAGCGCGCCGTAGAGGTAGGCGTCGGGGTAGCGCGTCAGGAGCGTGCTCGTCGGCGACGCATCCGACAGCGCCGTGACGCCAGTGATGTAGGCGATCTCGACGTCGTAGTCGTCGTCGGGCGCCGGCGCGAAGCGGATCTCGCTGCCGATCACCGTGTACGCCACCGGCTTGCCGTTGCCGGTCGATGGGTAGTTCGTGTCGAGGCCATCTGGCGACAGGTAGTCGAGCGTCGAGACCGGAGAGGTCAGCAGTTTGACCGACCGAACCGAGCGCAGGTCGCTGGGCAGCAGGATGTAGGCGTCGCCGACCGTCATCGTCGAGGTCGCGCGCTTCTCCTGGGCGCGCGTCTCGAGCGCGCGCGACATGCGCGCCTCGGCCAGCGCGATGAACTCTGGGATGCGATCGGTCAGGTCGCTGCGCGCGAGCCAGTTGGCGACCGCGGTCTTCAGCTCGCTGTAGGTCGTGATCGCCATCAGATGGTCGCCCCGATCGTGCGGAAGTGGCGGTAGTCGCGATGGTTCACGAAGTCGCGCCAGGCCTGCGGGTTGTCACGCGGCCAGCCGAACTCCTTCACCTTCGCCCAGAAGATCGCGGCAGGGATCTCGGCGTATTTCTGCGGGCCGCCGTGGCGCATGAACGACCCCCTGCCGACGTCGTTCTGCGCGGCCTTGTTCGCGTCGACGATGGCGTCGACGTTCTGCTCGAGCGCGAAGACTGGCGTGTCGCCGTCCCATTCGAGCCAGGTGCGCGTGCCGGTGGCCGGGTCGCTCTTGATGAGCTTCCGCATGAAAGGAACTCGCTGTTTTCTTGCAGAAGAAAGAGGGCGGCGAGTTGCCCCGCCGCCCTCCGCAGTAGTCGCGCTGCTTACGCGCCGGTCAGGTCGAAGACCGCCGCGTGCGCCTTCGGCGCCAGCACCTTGAGCGACCACTCCGCGATGATCGCGAACTTGGTCGCATCGCCCGTCGGCGCCACGTCGCTGACCGTGAAGTTACGGCCCGGCAGCGTGGTGATCGAGGCGTAGTCGGTGTCGAGCAGGAACAGGCGGTCGTTGCCCATGAACCGATCGACGACGACGTTCAGCTCACCGAAGTCGGAGCGGTACAGGGAGACGGCGCCGATGTAGGCCGCGTCCTTGTTCGCCGACGTGATGATCTGGTTCGTCGCCACCGAAGCCGACGACAGGTTCGAGAACACCTGCTTGTTCGTCGGGCTCATCGCGATGATCGACGGCTTGCCGCCGTCCTCGTAGGCCGCGAGCATCGCCGCGTCGATCTGCGTGATCGCCATCGCGCGGTCGGTGCCGGTGAGCGACGGAACGTCCGAGCCGTCGCCGGTCGGGTTGGCCGACGCGGTGCCGGTCGAGGACAGCGACGTGTTGGTGATCCAGGTCGACAGCGAGCCGGCCTTGCGCGGATCGGACGAGCTCTTCGCCGTGTCGACGACGAGCGCCTTCTCGATGTCGCGACGCAGCTCGAGGCCCTTGAGCGTCTTGACGTAGGCCGTCTCGCGGTCGCGGCCGGCCTTGTCCACCGCGTCGAGCGTGCCAGAGACCGAGGCCGCCTTCACGCTGATCTGGTGGTAGTTGCCGAGGCGCGTGGTCGCCGAGGGGTTGACGTAGGAGTAGTCGGCGCCCTCGTTCTGGTAGTTGCTCGAGCTCGCCGCGGCCAGCTCCTGCACCTGCCACTCGGTGTAGACGGCGCGCGCACCCTCCTTCTTCAGCGCCGAGAAGATCGGCGTGTCGGTCGGGTCGATGCGGTAGATGACGTCCGCGAGCTCTTCGCGCTCGCCGACGGCGTCGGAGGTCTTGTAGGTCGCCATGTTGAATTACCTCGTCATCAGGAAGTCGATCGCATCATCGATGCGGCCGGACTTCGACAACCGGGAGAGAGCCTCCCGGCGGGCTTTCGAGGATGTGTCGCTCTTGCTCGGTGGCGTACCAGGCCGCGCCATCGCTGGCGCCGGCTTGGCCGGCTGCTTGTCGGCGAGGTTCTTCGACATCAGTTCGTCGAAGAGCATCGCCTTGCGCAGCACGTTCACCGCTCGGTGGTCGTATGACTGCGCGATCTCCGCATCGGAGAAGCCAGCCCGTTTCGCCCACGTCACGATCGCCTCGCGCTCCTTCGCCGCCTTCGTCTCGTCACGCCATTCGGGGATGGCCTCGACGAGCCGCTGCCGCTCGACCGCCAGGTGCTGCTCGAGCAGCGCTCGCTGCTCGGCCTGCTGGAGTTGAGCGAGGCGCGCCTGCTCCGCCTGGAGTGCCTGCGCCCGCTCCCGTCGATCACGCCAGGCGTCCTTCTGCCTGACATACTCGAGCGGGTCTTCGGCGTAGAGCTTGTTCCAGTCGGGCTCGGGCTGCGCCTGGTTCATTTGCGCTTCGAGCTGACGCATCGTCTCGGCGTAGCGCTGCCTCTCGGCACGGGCCGCGGCGAGTTCCGCCTCGGCCTGCTTGCGCTGCTCCGCGATCGCTTGCGTCTTGCGGGTGTAGTCGGCGGTCCGCTGGTATCCGTTCAGCAGCTCGTCGAGCGTGACCTTCTGTTCCTGGCCGTCCACGCGGACGGAGAACGTCGGTTGCTCGGGCTGCGTCGGCTGCGGTGCCGGCTCATCCGTTGCCTGCTGCTCACCGGCCGCGGCGTCCTCGAGTTCGCCGCTCGGCTGGGCAGCCGGCTGTGTGTCGTCGGTGGTGGCCGCCTCGGTCGGCTTGTCCTCCGCAGGAGGGGCGTCGCGCGACAGCAGGAGAGATGCAGCCTGGTCGAGGCTGATCGGTGCACTCCCCTCGCCGGGGTTGGTGCTGGTCGACATGTGTGTGCTCGTGTGTAGTGGCGAGATCCCTTGCGGGTTGTCTCAGCCTCCCCTTCAGAAAACGCGGAAGCGCCGCGCCTTCAGCTCGTCGAGCTCGCGCACGGCGATCCTTCCGCCGGCGGCTACCTGCTCGATGTGCTTCTTCACCGCGCGCAGCGCGTGCTGCAGGCGGTAGATCTCTTCGCGCCTCGCGGCGTCAGACGGCGCCGTGGCCGCCCAGGCCTCGGCGTAGCCCGCGGCGAGCGCGTCGAACGTCTCGGACCACAGCGGGTCGCGCATGAGCGCGTCGGCCTTGGCGCCGCGCTCCGCCTCGAGGCGGACCTTGTCGACGCTCACCATGCGCCGCTCGGATCTTGCTCGCCGGTGCCGGCGCTGAAGCCGCCGCCGGCCGGGGACGGCCCGCCGGTCATGTCGACGCTGGCCGGGCTCTCGCCCGGGCCGTAGCCGTAGCCGGTCCCGCCGAACATGCCGGCGAGGCCAGAGCCGATCGGCGCGGCGTCGGCGATCGAGGTCGTGTTCATGCCGCGGTCAACGGCCGCTCCGAAAGCCGCCTGCGCCGTCTCGGGCGTGATGCCGAGGCCGCTGGCGTTGCCAATGCCGAGCGCGCCGAGCAGGCCACCGCCAAACAGGCCGCCGAGCTGCTGGCCGAACGACATCGTGGGCGCGCCGTAGAAGTCGCGCATGGCCTGGTTCGCGGCGATGTTGTTCGCGGCCATGCCGAGGCCAGCCATGCCGGCACCCCAGCCGATCGGCCCGCCGAGCATCGAGGCTGCAGTCAGACCGATGCCGACCCCGCGGCCGATCGGCGACGCGCCGAACGCATTGCCGGGGTTGCGACCGGCCGCGCCCATCGGGCCGCCCGGCATGCTGCCAGGACCGCCTGCTCCGCCTTGCGGCGCGAACGCCGATGGCGGCGGCGCAAGGCCGGCAGGCGCCGGGGGCGTGATCTGCGAGAACGGCCCAGGCGTGTATGGCCGCCCGGCGGGGTACTGCACCGGCTGCATCTGCGACAGCCACTGCCGCTCCATGCGGTCGTACTCGCGCAGGTACTGGTCGAGGAACTGGCTGTTGGTGGCCGCATTCGGGGTGACCGACGGCGGCGTCGACAGGAGGCCGTAGAATGCCATCAGCTTGGCCTCGCGATGTTGGTCGAGGCGCGCGGGTTCATGTAGAGCTCGCGCTCCTTCAGCGCCATCTCAGCGGCGAGCTCGGCCTCGCGCAGCTTGATCTCCGCCGCGAGCTTCGCCTGCGCCATCTTGATGTCGTTCGCCGCCTTCGCCTGGTCGGCCTGCACCTTGGCCTGCACCTTCGCCATCTCAAGCTCGGCCGGCGACGGCGGCTTCTCGCCCTGCTGCTGCGCCATCGCCTGCATGTCGATCTGCGACGCGAAGAACTGGCCGCTGTCCTTGAAGCCGGCAAGCTGCACCAGCTGCTTGAGCGTGTTGAGGTACTGATTGGGCGACACGACCGGGTTCTGCAGGCCGAGCTGCTGCAGCAGCTGCTCCTGCTTGCCCAGAACCATCATCAGCGCCTGCATGCGCTCCTGCACCTGGCCGGTGCCCAGCCCGACATTCACGCTCACGTCGTACTCGGTCTTCCAGTTCCGCGGGTCCATCGGCACGAACTTGCCGCGCAGGCGGATGATCTTCGGCCGGTTCTCGTACTTGGTCGCCAGATGCAGCAGCCCCTTGAACAGCGCGCGCATACCGGTCTCGGCGAACACGCGCGCGATCATCTCGATCTTGCCCTGCGACGCCGACATCTGCGCCTGCACCGCGATCGCGGTGGTCGACTGCAGCTTGTCCGCGTCGAGGCCCATCGACGCCCGGTTGATGCCGGTGCGCTGCTCGCGCACGGCGTCGAGGTACTCGAGCATGCCGAACGCCTGCTGCCCGATCTGCGGCACCGACAGCGGCGACACCATGCCAGGCGCCGCCGACCTGACGATCCCCCCGGGGCGGTTGGTCAGCAAGTCGTCGAGGTTCACCTGGCCGTCGACCACGACCACGCGCGAGTTGTTCGAGAGGTAGAGGTTGTCGAGCAGCTGGCGCAGCACCGTCGACTTGATCAGCTGCAGATCCATCACGAGCTCGGCCAGCGAGCGGCCGACCAGCTTGTGCGGCATCAGGATCGGCGACACCACCGCGAAGGGGATGTGGTCGAACGGATCGTTCGCCGCGACCTCCATGTCCTCGCCGAAGCACACGATGCGCCGCAGCTCGGCGATGCCGTCGCCGTCGTAGTCCACGCGCACGTAGCACTCGGTCACGAGCACGGTGCGCTGCGAGTCATCCGCCGGATCGTTCTTCGCGAGATCCGAGAAGCGTCGGCTGCGCTCGGCGTCGGTCTCGAGGTCGGACGTCGCGCCGGCCTTGCTCTCGACCAGGTCGCGGTCGTAGCCCATCGCGATGAGGTCCGACGCCGTCATCTCGACGCGATGCGCGACAAAGCGCGCGTCCTCGAGCGAGCGCGCACGCTTGTTGGCGAAGAACTCTTCCGGCGGCACGTTGTCGACCTTGATGCAGCCGTACTTGCGACGGCGGCGCACCGTCACCTCGTGCGACACGATCTGCGGCGACACCATCACGCCGCTCATCGGATCGACGACCGCGGCCTGCAGCACCTTCTGCTCATGCTCGACGACCTCGACCGCCTGGTCGCTCACCAGCAGCGCGAACTCGGGATCGCTCAGGCCCTCGTATTCCTCGGTCGACGTCTCGACCTTCTCGTCCCACCAGAACTTGACCACACCCATCTTGTTGAGCAGCGCGTCCTTGAACCAGTTGTGCAGGATCGTGAAGCCGGCGTTCTCGTTGTTCAGAACCCAGTTGACGTACTCGCTCGCCTGCTCGGCCGCCTCGACATCCTCCGGCCCACGCGGCATGAACCGCACCGCCTCGTCGGTCGACGCGAAGATCCGCATGAGCGACGGCATGACGTACTCGATAGTGTCGGCGACCTCGGTCGACACCACCGACGAGCGACCTTCCTGCTCGTTGCCGAACTTGGCGCCGAGGTAGTAGTCGCCAGCCTTCTGGCGCTCGTTGCCAAGCTGGTTGGTGTGGTAGTCGCGCGCGTCGTCGAACTCTGCGCGCAGGACGGACTGCAGCTCGCCGTCGTCCATGAGCTCGGGAGCGGCCGTCTCGCCGGCCCCAGCCTCGCTGTACTCGGGTGGCAGGTTCATGCTATCCGTGTCCGTTCAATCGGATGGGAGGCGCCGCGTGGGCGACGTCGTTTCGATTAGCGTTCACACCGCGCGCAAGATGGGCGACCCCTCGTACACCGAGGAAGAAGCGGCCGTTCAGCGCGGCATCGCCGCATGGAAGCGCCAGAACTGGAAGATGGTCGAGGCGCGGAACGAAGCTATTCGGACTGCGCGCCGAGCCCGACGGCAACAGGCGCAGAACTCAGAAGGCTGATCGCTCCGGCGCGCAGCAACCGCACTACCTCGGCGGGGCTGGTTCCAAGCTGCGCCGCTTTCGCGTTGATCAAGTCGGACATGTGCGCCGGGTAGCCATAGCTCTCGGCCGGTATCGATCCGGCACGATATGGGACACCGTACAGGTCGCCGGTCGTCCGCGCGCGCTCGCGAGCGCCAGTCCAGCTCATCGAAGAGAAGCGGCCAGGCGTGTCACCCTGCGAACGTGCAATGTCTGAAATGGCCCCTTCGATCAGCCCATAGTTGCTGGCGTTTCCGATCACACCCTCTTGCGGTGCGACGTAGACGCCTCGCGCGGGATCTTCTGCAGTGCGGATGTGCCAGCGATCGACCACGACGGCATTCGGGTCGCCCATCAGCGCCGCGCCCTCGCGGTTCACCTTCTCGCGCGACAGCGCGTCGAGGTCGCCGCGGCTCGTGCGCTCGAGGTTCAGCCGGCGCGATTGCTCCAGCGGCATCTGCTTGCCAGGCGCAAGCGACAGAAGCCCCTCTGGAGCGCGCCAGTCCGGCTGCACAATCGGCTCTCCGACCAGCTGTCGGCGCATGTATTCCGAGGCCTGCTGCATGTTGACACGCGGCGGCGTGTTGGGCGCCGTGGAGGCCGTGTAGCCAGAGATGTAGGGCAGGTTCTGCGTGCCGTAGACATCCTCCACGATGGTGCCACGCATCGGCCACCATTCCGGCGTCTGGCCCATGCGCCGCATGTAGTCGTAGCCCTGCTCGGCCAACTCAGTCTGCCTGCGCGCGAACTCTGGACCGCGCACGAAGTCCTCCAGGCGGCCGACTGGAAATGTCGCTCCAGCGCCGACGTTGTAGCCCGCGAGCTGTCCGGTTCTCTCTCCGAACTTGGTCGCCGCTCTGATGTCAGCCGGATCGAAACGCTGAGAGACGTCGAGATAGGTCTTGCCAGTTTCTGGGTCGCGCCAAGTGCCGAAGAAGTGATCCGGTCGATTGAGAACCCTCCTGTTAGCCAGAGCATGCTGCTCGATCGCGGCTCGCGTCAGTGGGCCTTCGACGACCATGTTGCGCGGGTCGTCGTTGGCATACTTGCCCATCATCAACCCAGAGCTCGGCGTCTCGCCGCTCTGCAGGTTGACGCTATAGCCGCCATCCTTCCTGGTGGCGTTTTGTATTCTGCCCGGCGTGGTGCTCTTGAAGAGGCCGAGCAACTCGCTCGCCGCGCGCCGCGGCCCCGCCGCCGCCTCATTCGGATCAAGCGCCATCAGACCGGCGCCGACCGCCATCCTGCGCACGGGCGTCGCCAGAAGCCCTCCGACGCCGCCAGCAGCGGCACCCGCCGCCATCAAGCCGAGGTCGGTCATGTCCTGCGGGACCAGCATGCCGCCGACGAACTTGCCGGCCTGCAGGGCGTCCTGCGCGATGTTCATCATGCCCGTGCGCGTGTCGGTCATCGGCGTCGGATAGACGCCATAGCGCAGGTAGAAGTCGTCGCGCAGGTTGCCGGTCGGCGAGACGTACGGCTGCACCATGCTACTTGCCCTTCGCGTTCCGCGCCGAGATCGCCCGCGCCTTCGCGCGAGCATCGGCCTTCGACGAGGCGCCCCAGGCCTGCAGCGACAGCAGCAGGCGGGTCGGGCGGCCCTGACCATCGCGCTCCGGCCCGGGCATCGCGCCCATGCGCGCCAGGAACGACGCACGCCTCGGGTTGTCGCCAGCCTTCACCGGCGGCCGGAGGGTGCCGCCGGTCTCGGCCTTGTAGCTGGCGCGGCCCTTCGCGTTGAGCCCGCCCTTCGCGTTCTGGCCCGCCTTGCGCGTCCATGCTGCAGACATCAGCCCCTCACACAATCCACGCGCCCGGCGCGTACTCGAGCTTCTTCTTCCACGTCCACGCGCCGCTCGAGCCCGTCGACAACGCGGCGCCGGGCGCCGCGAAGGTCAGGCAGACAGCGTCCGCGCGGTCCGGCGACTTGCCGCCGCGTTTCTTCATTTCGTCCTTCGAGTCGACCTTCAGCTTGCCGGTCGACAGGATCTTGAACCGCGGCGTGCAGAGCTCGGCCGCCAGCTCGTCGTCCTTCGGCAGCGCGCACGAGCGCGCCTCGAGCCACTCGCGCACCCGAAACCAGAGCTCGTCGCGCAGGCGCAGGTAGCGCTCGCCGACAGCCGGCGCCTCCGAGACATTCACGCCACGCACCGGCAGCCCGAGCTCGCGCAGGCGGTCGAGCACGCCACTGCCCAGGCCGATCGAGTCGACGTAGATCGCCGCCGGCCGGGTCTTGAACGTGCAGACCTGGTACTCGTTGTAGACGCGCCCCGCGGTCTCCATCAGATCCGCGCCCTGCCACGTCCGGACCTCGAGCAGCTTCTCGCCCTGGCGCTTCGCCAGCGCCGATCGGTCGTCGCCATACCTCGCCACGTCGAGGCCCCAGATGATCGGGGCGGTCGGCGACGGCTCGATGTCCCGGTCCATCGCAGAGGCGATCAGATGCGCCGGCACGACGCTGTCGTCGTCGGCCAGCGGGAACTCGCCCTCGACGCGCACCCGGTAGACGTTGGAGCCGGCGCCGTAGCGTTGGGCCATCTCCGCGAGGAAGTTCGCCGAGACCTGCGTGCTGTCAGCGCAGCCGACCCGCATGGTCTTCCAGCTGGCCGACATGCGGTGGAAGGCGTCGTAGAAGTACCCGCTGGTGCGCGTCGGGTTGCCCGTCATCACGGTCTTGGCGCCGGCGGTCGACATCGCGCCCTGCCCGACCTCGAAGACCAGGTCGTCGACGCCGGAGGCCTCGTCTATGACGAACAGCATGTTGGTGCTGTGGAAGCCTTGCAGCGCCTCGGGCTGCTCGCGGCGGGCCGTGCGGGCCACCGCGAAGCTGTCGGGGACGCCGACCACCTCGACCTTGTCGCTCTTCACCTCCAGCAGCCGCCGCAGCACCTCCGGCATCCGGCGGTGCCACTTGCCGATCTCGCTCCACAGGACGTCAGAGAGCTGATGCGCCGTGTTCGCCGTCGCCGCGATCTTCGCGGGGTGGCGCGTCATCAAGAACCAGAGCACCAGCCACGCCAAGTAGGTGGTCTTGCCGACGCCGTGGCCGGAGCGGATCGCCACCTTGTCGTGGTCGCGCACCGCCTCGAGCGCCTCGGCCTGCCACGCCTCGGGCGTGGCGCCGAGCGCGGTCTTCACGAACAGGACCGGGTCGTCCGCCCAGGCGGCGATGAGCTGCTTGAACTCCTCGGCCGACGGGGTCGCCTGCTTCGCGATTTTCGCGGGGGGCATGGGACTCCGGTCGGGGTTGATGGCCCCCGGTGGGGGGGGTGTACTGGGTGGGCCGCCGCAGCCGCCGCCCCCGCCACGGCCGGGAGGCCGGGGGGGGCTGGCCGGGTGCGGCCCGCGACCGGCCGGCGCTCGCCGACCGGAGCGCAATCGCGCCAGGATGACTCAGGAACGACGAAAGACCGTCGACCGCAGGCTGAATACAGCCGGCGCCCTGCAGCGCTCCTGCGCCATCCTGGCGCGTCGCCGAGCCGGTGCTCGTCGCCATCTCAGCGATCGGCGCCGAGCTCGAGGCCGCGGGCAGCATGGCGAAGGGGGCGCCAGCCACGCCGCGGTGCGATGTTCAGTAGGCCGAAGCGTGGCCCTTGTAAGTCTCTGATCTTACTGCGTTGGTGCATCGCACCATCGCATAATGTTGGTTATCGAAAATGCGAAACCCTTATTCGACGGGCTTTTCTGCGTGTTTTGCGTCCTCCGGATCGTGGTAAACAACCTCGGCGTGTTGTTGCACAGCACCATCTTCGGGCGTCACGTCGACGATCGGAGGCCCGAGCTCGTCGCCCGCACGCCGGCGGCGTTCCTCGTTCACCGCCGCCAGGATGGCCGCGAACCCGGCCAGCAGCTGGCCGTCGCCCTCGATCACCTGCCGCGCCACCGCCTTGCCGTCTAGCCGGTCGCCGATCTCGCGCGCAGCGGCCATGTCGCCGGCCATCGCCGCCTCGACCACGACGTCGGCCAGCCGCTCGAGCCGCTTCGGGCTGCCTTCGCCCTTCATCCGCCGGTTGACCGCCCGCATCAGCGCGTGGCGCCACGGCGTCTCCGGCTTCATGCCGTAGCCGGGCATTCTTCGGTCCTAATTGGCTGCAGCGGTTGATGGTTCTGGCGATACACTATAACGCAACATTGTTGCGCAGTTCGCCAGCGTGACGAAACTATATTGCTCATCGCCGCAGCCTGTCAAGCCCCAGATCATCTGCCGCCGCCTCCAGCGCCACCTTCAGCGCGCCCATGCCATGCTCGCGCGGCCACTGCATCTTCGCTGACCAGCTAACAACGCTCTCCCGATCACACACCACCGCCACGATCACCGCCGCCCCGATCTGCCCGCCGCACCTCGCCAGCACCCGCCGGAGCTCCATCCGCGCATGCGCCTGGCGCTCGCTGGCCGCCATCCCGACGTTGCCGAGCGCCGTCGCCTGCGTCGAGGCGTTCCAGTTCGCCGTCACCCGCGGCTCGAGCCCCGCGGCATGCCAGAGCGCCGCGATCTTCTCCGCCGCCTGCCACTGCCGCTGCGAGATCCATCCCTTCCTGACGTACCGGTCCACCGGCCGCTGCGTCACGACCCGCTGGCCGTAGGTGCGCTGCGTCCTGACCCGCCCTGCGTCGATCGAGAACAGCAGCCGCTCGCCCATCTCGATGTCGTCGTGCTGGGCGCGCTCGGCCGGCGCCCGCATCATGTCGCCGAGCTCGATGACCTCGGCCTTCCGCTTCCGCTCGACCACGACACCCTCCATCCGATCCCGTCGCCGTTTCATCCCGCACCCGCCAGGTCAGGCGGCAGCTCGTCGCCCCGCTCCCAGTCGATGTCCGGCGCCGGCGACCTCATGGCGACCACCTCAGCCCCGGGGAACGCCTGCTTGACCGCCGAAATGGCCGCCCTGCCGGCCAGCGCCACGCGCACGAGCTCCTCGACCGTCCACACCTCGAGGTCGCGGCGGTCGCGAGCGACCACGCCGGCCTCGGCCGAGGTCCGGCAGACCGCCACCGCCCTGCCATCGTGCAGGACTTCCCAGACGTCCGGCCGGAGCGCCTCGTGGCCTGCGGCCCGGGCCGCCTGCTCGAGCACCCCGATCGCCCGCCTGACCGCCGCCCCCTGGGTCCGGATCGCCGCCAGGTCATAGGCCTCGCAGGCCCGGCACCACGCCAGCCACTGCCTGTCCCACCTCGCCCTGAGGTCGTCCTCGACCAGCAGCCGGAGCCGGCCGACGCCCCAGGTCCGCTCGGACGCCGCCACCACCTCGTCGACGCCGTCGAGGATGGCTTTGGCTGTGGAGTAGTCGGAGGTCTTCATCGCCGCCATCCAATCCGGACAGGACGGACACCCTTATAGGGTGTTGTCCGTCCGTGTCCGGATTTCTGGGTTTTGGACATTTGGACATTTTCGGATTTGTCCGAACTTGTCCGAGTTGTCCGGACTTGCCGGCGGGTCAGCATAGCCACACCCACTGGTCCCGTGACGCGGCGGCCTTGGCGTCGAAAGCCGCCTTTGCGTTCCGGTCAAAAGCGCGGCGTTTTGAGTCGCCCTCGCCGGTCGAGATGTTCAGCCCGTAGGCTTCGGCGCGCCATTGGTCGAGGGTGACGGCGAGACGGGAGGATGTCACGCCGTCCTGCTGCACCCTGACGCCATGTTTTGCCACGGCGTTTTCAAGCGCCTGCAAAATGACAGTCAGCCCTTTCGCCCGACGACGCTCACGCGGTGCCGGTGCTGGCGCGTCCGCCGTGACCGCCACGCAGCTGGTCAGCGGCTTGCCCCGGCGGTTGGTCCCGAGGTCGATGACCTCGAGGCGGAACCCCATGTCGTCGCCGATCTCGAGCTCGCGCTGCTTGGTGACCTTGACCAGCGAGACCTCGGCGCCCTCGCCGCGGCTGATCTCGACCTCGGTGTCGGTGGCGGCACGCAGGAGCGAGTGTCCGCGTGCGCCGCGCGCCTGGTCCTTGCCGCTGTGGTGGACGTAGCCGAGGTGCGCGCCGCAGGCCTGTCGGACCATGTCGGACGCCCGGACGAGCGCGCCCATGTCCTCGGGCGAGTTCTCGTTGCCTCCGGCCAGCGCGCGGCTGAGGGTGTCGATGACCACCAGCTTGACCGGCCTGCCGAGCTGCTCGGCGGCGACCTTGATCGCCTCGATCAACGCCGGGACGTCCGCCTCGACGTCCAGCATGTTGATGGCGCTCGGCACGATCGCCAGCGGCAGGTCGCGGCGGTCGGCCGGCTTGACCCAGTGGTGCTTCATCCAGGCGCTGACGCGGTTGCGGATGCCCGCGACGCCCTCGAGCGCGCAGTAGACCACGCCGCCCTGGTCGACCTCCCGGCCGCGGTACGGGCGGCCGAGCGCGACGTGCATGGCGAGGTCGAGGACGCAGAACGTCTTGCCGACGTTGCTGTCTCCGTACCAGACAGACATGCCGCCCTCGACCAGCAGCCCCTCGACGAAGTCGAGCGCGGGCTCCGCGGCGGTGACCTCGTTGGCGTAGAGGAGTGGCAGGCTGGCGCGCCTTGCTCCTCCCTCCTGCCCTCCCACGCTCCCGTTCTCCTCCCCTGCCCCGTGCTGGGGCGAGGATGGCGCAGGGCGAGCGCTGGCCTGCTGGCGGGCCTCGTGGCTGGCGACCGCCTCTTCCTCGTTCCTGAGCCCCTTGATCCGGCCCTCGTGGAAGCGGCGGAGCGTGTACTCGACCTTCTGCCTGCACTCCTCCGGCCCGCGGCCCGGGCGTGAGCGCCAGTCGACCTTCCTGTCGTACTGCGGCCACACGGCCTCATAGAGCTCGTCGGCCGTCGGCGCGGCGCCGTGGGTGCCGATGAACTCGCGCAGGACCGCCGCGATCGTGGCGACCATGTAGGCCTCGCGGCCGTCGTCGAGCTGGGCCTCGAGGACGCCCAGCGAGCCGGTGCTGGCCGGCATGGCGACCGGCGGGGCCGGAGCCGCCACCGCCACCGCAGCCCGCGGCGCGGCGGCGCCGTATGGCACCGCCCTGGCGATCATGTCGGCGGTGTAGGTCGGGCCGCCCTCGGTCAGCGTGACCAGCTGCGCCACCCGGCCGGGCTTGGTAGGCCAGGCGATGCTGCCGGCCAGCCGCATGATGCGACCGGGGTTCACCACCTTGGCGTCGCCGCCGTAGGTGCCGGCGATCGCCTCGAGCTGCCCGCGCAGCGCCGCCATGTCGTCGATCGGCTCCTCGAGCCTCCACCACCAGTGCTGGCGGACATGCGGCACCGTGCCGGTGGTGACCTTGAGGGTCGGCGGCATGCGCCGCGCAAGCCGCTCCGCGCGCTCGACCGAGCCGGGCTCGTCGAGGTCGAGCCACACCGCCCAGGCGGCGATGGCGTCGCTGTCTGAGGTGCGCGCGAACGGCGCGGTGTCGGCGTGCTTGAGGGTGGCGCCGAGGTAGAGGTTGCGCCCCTCGAGGTTCCAGCCGGCGGCCTGCTCGGCGAGCTCGTCGACCTGGTCGAGGGTGAACAGCCGGGCGCCGGAGCCCTTGCCGGGCGAGATCCATGCGAGCTCGACGAGGCCGGAGGTGGCGGCGCCGAACAGCCCGAGGACGTGCCGGCGCATGGCGTCGGTGTCCGGCTGCATGTCGATCTTCATTGCCGGCGCGCTCATTGAATGTCCGCCAGCTTCGCCGTTCGCTCTGCTTCGTGTTTCTCGAAGAGCTCCTGCGCCTCGGCATGCGCGCGCTGCCAGACCACCGGCGACACCTGCCTGCGGAGAATGTCCAGCATGAACTGCCCGACATCCCGTTTCGGGTACGCCCCAAGCACCTTGTTGAGATGCTGGATCTGCGTCTGGAACACGAACTTCTGCCTGCCAAGATCTCGGCGGCTCTCTTCGTCAGGTGCCTCCTTGATCATCTGCTCGAGCCTCTGCACGCACGAACGCAAGACGTCGCGGCGTTGCTCTGGCGTGAGTTGCTCTTCAAGCGCCGGCATTTCCCTGAGCCAAATGCGATCGGCTCTTGCCTGGCCGAGCTTGTGCGCGCCCTTGTACATCGCCCCTCACCATTCAAATGAGTGCTGCGGATGCCGCCGCAGCTCGCTCACCACTCACGCACCCAGCCGCCGGGGAGGAGAAGCGGGGGCGCTCGGCAGGTGACGCCGAGGTCGTCGATCGGCGTCAGAACTCGGTGTCGCCGCTCGCGGACACCGGAGCGGCAGCCGCCGGCGGCGGCACCGTCCTCGAGCCCGTGGCGGGCGGCGCGACAGGCGCGGCGACGGGCTTTGGCGTCGGCGCGTCGGTCAGCGGGAGCTCGGCGGGACGCGCGACCCACGAGACGATCTGCAGGACCGGCTTGTAGTTGGTCGATTTGCCGGCGCCCGTGCTGATGGTGACCGCCTCGGTCGTCGGGCAGGCCACCACCGGCAGCTTGCCCTCGGCGGCCTCGGGCGCTGCGCTGTAGGCGTCGTGCAGCTGGTCGATCGCCTGCATCACGATCGCGGCCTGCGCGGTGATCTCGCGCACGTCGCCGCCGAGGCTCTTCGCGAGCTTGACGTGCAGCTTGACCGCGCGGCGGTGATCCTCGCTGGGCTTCGCGGGCATCGGCGCCGGGACGCGCGCGAAGCTGGTGTCGGGCGGCTGGCCGGCGGCGAACTTGGCCCAGCCGATCTCGATCTGCGCGAGGTCGAAGACCGCGGTGAAGCCGTTGGTGACGTCGGTGACCTGGTCCTTGCCGTCGACGCGGAACCAGCGACCGGCGCGCGCGTCGAACTTGACGATGGGCGTGCGGTTGCCGCCCGTGGGGATGCCGAGTGCCATTTGCGTGTGTCCTTTTCCGGTGTCTGGCCGGGAACCGCCGGCCGCGGTTCTCAGAAGCCGAAGACGCGCAGTCCGTTGGCGCGGGCCTGCGGCTCGTTCCAGTAGAAGCTGTCGTAGTTCGGGCAAAGGAGCCCGGCGAGCTCGTGCGGATCGCGCGAGAGCGCGAGGAAGCGCTCGAGGCGGCGAGCGATGTTCGCCAGCGCCGCGAGGTGGTCGCGCGCGTTCTCGAGCTCGTACACCGCCGACTTCTTCGGCGTGGCGTAGCAGAAGCGCATGCCGTAGTTGCCGAAGGCCGCGGCGTACACCGCGCCCTGGCGTGCGTGGCTGGCCTTGATCGCGCTCGGCAGCGTCGAGCTCGTCTTGAGGTCGACGATCACGCCGTGCGTGTGGAACACGAAGTCGGTGAAGCCGATGCACGGCACCGCCACGCCCTCGAGCGTGACCTCGACCCGGTGCTGGCGGCCATCCTCGGGGACGTCAGGCTTGCCGTATGCCGCGAGCTGCTTGAGCGCCTGCTCGAGCATGCCGGCGATCTTCAGCTTGGCGTCGGCGTCCTGGCAGAGCGCGTCGTACTTGGTGAGCGCGACCGGCAGCGCGTCGTGAAGCTTGTCGGGGTTGAGCAGCGCGTACTCGACGCCCGCCTCGACTGCCGTGCCGCAATGCGCGGCCGGGCCGACCGGCGAGCGCATCTTGAGCAGGCGCTCCATCACCCACATCGCGGGCTCGGACGCCCAGAGGTTCAGCGACGAGGCGCTGACATGCTCGATGCCGTGCTGCGCGAAGCCGCTCATCGGTACACCGGAGCCTCGGCAGCGCGACGCTCCAGCGTCTCCTGCTCGTGGTCCTCCTCGGCGACCTGGCCGGCCAGCGCGACGTATCCGAGCGCGTCGACCCAGTCGTCGCGGTTGAACTCGCCGTGGCGGGTGCGCGCGATCTTCAGCAGCGCCATCATGACGAGCACGTCGCAGTCGATGATGCGTACCGGCGACCCCTCGCAGGTCAGGTAGGCGTTCCACAATGCGGCGACCATCTCGTGAAGCGCGCGCACGTCGCCGTGCTGGCGGGCGCGGTCTCCACCGACCAGCCCGGCCGCGGCGTCGAGGTGTTCCTGTGCCTTCATGTCTCTCCCCTTCGGTGGTCAGTCTTCGATTTCGATGAGCGTGATCTCCGCGCGCGGACGCTCGCGGTCGATGTGATGAAAGAGGTGCATCTCGCGCACCGCGCGGTCGTTCGCGTAGACGCGGCCCTGCAAGGCATCGAGGATGAGGCTGGGGTCGAGGTCCGGCCGCTCGGTGGCGTAGAAGACATGCGCGGTCATCGCGATCGGCGCGCGCAGCTGCTTGTCCTCGGGCAGCGGCGCCACCTGGCGCGCAACGTCGGCGACGTAGCGGCGGGCCTTGAGCGACTTGATGACCCGCAGGCGCCCGCCGATCTTCACGATCTGCCGCGAGTTCGCCTTCGACGCTGGCTCCCCCTCGATGACGCCATGCCAGCGGCGCAGCTGCGGCTCGGTCATGGCGTGCCTCGACGCGCGGCCTGCAGCACGCGCTGGACGCTGGACTGCGCAACGCCCAGCGCGGTGGCGATCCGCCCCTGCGACATGCCAGCAGCCGCCATGCGGATGACCGCGTCGCGATCGAGCGGCTTGTATTTCTTCTGCTGGAAGTCGTGGAACTGAGGCTGCCGCTCGGCGCACATGCCAGCCGCGCTGCTCATGTACGACGACGCCGGCGGAGGCTGCCGGCGCCAGAGAGCGACCGGACGGATCATGTGCGCCGGGATGTCCTCGTACCGCGCAGCGCCGATATGCTTGGCGAAGCGCTGCTCAGCGTTTCGCAGCTCCACCTCGCGGTCGTAGCCTTCGAGGTCGTTGCGGCAGACCTTCTGCTGATGACCTGTCGGGCTGCCATCGTGGTGATAGGCCCCGTCCTCGTAGCTCAGCCGGCGCTTGCGCCGCGCCTGCTGCAGCGCGCCGGCCAGGCGGCGCGGATCGAAGACCTCGCGCAGCTGCGCGAGCGTGGCGCGGCGGCCGGGCTGCTCGGCAACCCAAGTGCAGACCTCGTGCGTGAGGCTCATTTGCGCCCCCGCCGGGGCTTGGCGATGAGGTCTTCGGCGGTCACCCGCAGCCCCATGCTTCTCGCGATGTCGAGGATCTGCCGCTGGCGGCGCGCGGGGACGATGCCCCGCTGCTTCCACCCGGCGACGGTGCTCTGAGAGCAGCCGCACAACCGCGCGAGGGCGATCTGGCTACCGAAGAGGCGGAACAGGTCGTCGATTGGCATGGTTAACGAAGTATTACTTCTACCGTTCGCTGTCAATCGCTTTTCCTGATTCGCTTTTCGCGAAGCCGTGTGCTTACCTCCCCGCATGTCGATTGGTGCCCGGATAGCCGAGGCGCGGCGAATTGCCGGCCTGTCTCAGAAGAAGCTCGCGGAGCTGCTCGGAACGGCGCAGAGCACCGTGTCCGCCTGGGAGAGCGACAAGAACCAGCCAAGCGTCGAGGGCTTTGAGCAGCTGGCGGCGCTGTTCAAGACCGATCCTGCCGCGCTGGCATTTGGCGATACGGCCAGGAACGTGCCTGCCGTCCCACTGAAGCGCCCCGCATCGATCCAGCTTGGCGACGACGAGTTCGTGCCTGTTCCGTCCTACGACATCCGAGCAGCGGCCGGACACGGCGCCGTCAATTTCGACGAGCAACCACAGCATTTTCTGCTGTACCGCCGCGAATGGCTTCGTTCCGTTTCGGCAACGTCAGTCGATGACCTGGCTGTCCTGCGCGTCAGCGGCGACTCGATGCAACCCACCCTGCAGGACGGCGACACCGTATTGGTGGACAAGTCCATTCGGCGGGTGGGGCGCGATGGCCTCTACATCATCCGCAGCGGCGACGAGCTGCAGGTGAAGCGCGTGGCGGCGCACCCGCAGACCGGCACCCTGACCGTCAAGTCGGACAACCCGGCCTATCCCTCCTACGACGGCATCTCGCCAGATGCGATCGCAGTCCTGGCCCGCGTCATCTGGATGGCGCGGCGGGTCTAACGCTATCGCTTTTCGCGATTGACCAAGTTCACTTAAACCGTTATCGTCCCATCCGTTGCCGCCCCATTGGCGGCTCGGAGGAGGGACATGGACGACCAGCTTTCCCAGTTGCGGGAGCGCCTCGCTGACGTCGAGCGCTTCCTGCTGATCGAGGAGGCCGCCGACCGCGGCGCGGACCTTCAGAAGATCAGCCGGCTCCGCCAGCACCGCATCGCGCTGCACCTCGAGATCGACGCGCTCGTCGCGTCGAGGATCGCGGGAGCGGCGTGATGATCGTGTCCATCAACATCTCCGAGCGCTCGGCCATGACGGCCAAGCTCCACAAGCGCGACGCGAGGATCGTGTCGATCGCCGCGGAAGACACCGCGACGAACTGGATACGCCTGGCGATGACTGCCGCGCAGGCCGAGCAGCTGATCGTGCGGCTCGGCGACGCGCTTGCCGGTCGATCCGATGGAGCGGCGCAATGAAGATGCCATCCGTCAGCGACTGGGCGGTCGGGATCATGGCCGCCGCGATGATCTACGGCCTGCTCGTGGTGACGCCATGAGCAAGCCCCTCGCCACAGCCTACCGCGCCGACCTGCCGGTGACGCCGGCGACCTTGCGCGGGCGCATCGCCATCCGCGCGGAGCTGCTTCGTGGCGTCGACGTCGAGAGCGTCCGCTACCTCAACCAGCAGCAGCAGATCGCCGCGCTGGAGCGCCAGCTCGCGGCGTTGGAGGGCGGGCGATGAGCCGGTGCTGCTTTGCCAGCTTGATGCCGTCGACCGACGCGCTCGTGTCGGTCCGTTACCACGCCGGCGAGGTGGAGTTCGTCGCCATCAGCGTGGGCGACATCACGCTGCAGGTCTCCGTCAACCAGGCCGACCGCATCCGCGACGAGATCGCCGCGGCGTTCCGGCGCCCGCTTGAGCTCGAGGAGGTCAACCGATGACCGACGAGCAGGAGCGCCTCGTGCGCGCCAGCGGCGAGGCATGGGCTTGGATGGACGACGACCGCCGATCGCGCGGCACCGCTGCCTACTGGCTTGCCTTCGCAATGCTCGGCGTCGCGACTGGTGCGGTGGTGATTGCGCTGGCGGGGTTGCGGTGACCACCGCAGAACGCATCGCCCGCGAACATTGGAACGCGGCGCTCTTCCTCGACGGTCGTCGGATCTTCCCGCAGGTCGCGGCTTGGGACGATCTGTCTCCCAACGCGCGCGACGAGGTGATCGCACAGGTCGAGGAAATACTTGACGCGATCAGCGCCGCCGGGATGGCGGTGGTGGAAATGGAGGACGGGCGATGAGCGACATCGTGAACCGATTGAGGTTGGATTCGGAGCCGACCGAATCCGACATGGAGGAAGCCGCCGCCGAGATCGAGCGCCTCCGCGCAGAACGAGACGCTCTGAAGGCCGCCGCGCGCGAGTTCCTCACCACTCTTGGCGCTGCGATTAAGACTGGCGAGTTCCAAATGAAAGGCTCGGCGGACATGTGCCACTTCGTGCGTCAGGCCATGCAGAAGCTCGATGACCTCACGTTCGACCGCGAAGAGAAGCGCCCGGTCGGCCTAGAGCGCCTGCATGAGGAGGCCAAGCCATGAGCGAGCGCTGGCAACCTATAGAAACTGCGCCAAAAGACGGAAGAGCCGTCATCCTGTGCTGGGCTATCGACGCCGATGGCAACCCAATTGATTGGACATTCGACGCAATGACCGCTGGGGTTTTTGTCCAGGTGGCGTCATGGCGCGAAGCCATTGGCGAGTGGGCGGTCTACGCCGACATGATCAGCGACCCGATCCTGCATTTCCGCCCGACCCATTGGATGCCTCTGCCGCTGCCGCCCTGCAAGGAGGCCAAGCCATGAGCGAAGCCGTCTGGCTGGTTTTCATTCAGGGCAGTTTCAGCGAAGGGAGAAGCACAACGGATGTCTACAAGGTGTTTGGCAATCACCGAGCGGCGGAACTCTGTGAAAAATGGGTTCGCGCAAACAAGGACGGCAGGAAAATCGGCGGCATGTGGGTCGATGAGGTGTGGGTCTCCGACGAGTACCCCGTGCATGACGAGGCCAAGCCATGAGCCTCCACACCATCGCCGCCGTCGTCGCGGTCGCGTCCTACGTCGTCCTGTGGGCCATCACACTGTGGATGGCGCAGAAATGACGCCCCGCCTCCTCCGCCGCGCGCAGGTGCTCGAGCTGCTGCAGGTCGGCAGCAGCACGCTTGCGCGCTGGATCGAAAAGGGGATCATCCCGCCGCCGGTCGCCGGCACCGCTAGGTGGGACAGGCTGGCGATCGAACGGGCGCTTGACCGGGCCGCCGGCGTCGAGGAACCCTCGGCGCCCACGCTGGCGGAGAGGGCGGCACGATGGGAGAGGTCACGTTGCGCGTGAAGCGCCTGCGACGGATCGCCGGCCGCTACTACTGGCGGCCGTCCGCCACGATCGTGCGCCTCGGCTACAAAGTGGTCGCGCTCGGCGCGGACCTCGTGGCGGCGATCGCGCGAGCCGAGCAGCTGAACGCAGAAGTCGAGGAGCGCCGCAGTGGCGCGGAGCGCGGGCCGCCGCCTGGGTCGATCGCTGCGCTGCTCGTCGCCTATGAGCGCGAGGAGCACTTCGCCAGCCTGGCCGCGAACACCCGCAAGCAGTACCTGTCGATCATGCGCGAGATCGCGCGCAACGCTGGCGACCTGCAGGTCGCCGGCATCAGCCGGCGCGACATGAAGGCGCTGTATCGCAGCCTCGTGCCACGCGGCGTGGCAACCGCGGCCGCGCACATGAGGTTCTGGCGCGTCCTGCTTGGATACGCCGTGGACGAGGGGCTGCGCCCCGACAACCCGGCGACGAAGATGCGGGTCACCGCCGGCAAGGCGCGGACGCAGACATGGGCGCCAGACGAGATCCGCGCCTTCTGCCGCGCCGCCGAGGCCGCAGGGCAGCCGAGCGTGGCGCTGGCGGTGCTGCTGGCCTACGAGACCGCCCAGCGCGTCTCCGACGTCCTGCGCGCATCCTGGCGCGATCTGGACGGCACGACGCTGCAGGTGGTGCAGAAGAAGACTGGCGCGAGGGTGGCGGTGCCGCTGTCTGCCGAGCTCCTCGCCATGCTCGAGGCCGGCGGTCGCCGTGGCCTGACGCTCGTGGCGCGCGAGGACGGGCGGCCTTGGCAGGACGTCACCTTCCGCGCGGCGTTCAACCGGGTGCGAGCCGCCGCCGGGCTGCGCCACCTGCGCTTCCACGACCTGCGCCGCACCGCGCTGACCGAGGCGGGCAGTGGCGGCGCAACGATCATGGAACTACGCGCGCTCGGTGGTCACGCCGACGTTGCCAGCCTCCAGCGCTACGTCGTTCCTGACGTCGAGGCCGCGCGCGGAGCGCAGGACAAAAGGGCAACAGCAAGTGGCAAGGCCCGAAAGTAGTGGCAAGCGACTGAGCGATCACAATAGGTTGGCCGCTTCTGAGTCTGCTTCGAGATAATCTAGAACCTATTGATAACGCTGGTGTTTCTGCCATTTCTGAGCCGAAACCCACTCGCGGAATCCTCGGCAAACAGCATCATGTGGCAAAGGATTTCGCCTCGCTCCGCACTGCCGCGACGCGCCGCTCCCACCCCCTCCCGAAGGTCGGCCAGATGGGCAGCGCGCGCAGGAACTCGAGGCGCAGGTCGCAGATCCGATCGATCGTGGCGACGGGGTCTGCGGCGGTCGCCAGCGCCACGGTACGCGGCCCGATGGAGCCGTCGACCGCGGCGCCAACGGCCTGCTGCAGGAGCTTGCCGGCGCGTCCTGTGCCGCTGTTCACCGCCACATCGAACACCGCCAGGTCGACGCCTGGCGGCAGCTCGTCGGCGCGCACCGCGTTCCAGTACCGCTCGCGGTACAGTGGCGCCACGAGCTCGGGCGTCAGCGCCCGCATCGCCGCCTCGTCGGCCGGCTGGTTCGTCCAGCTCTCCCAGACGCGCTGGGTGACGCCGAGGTTGGTGCGGCCACCAGGATCGGCCGGATGGTTGACGTAGCCGCCCTCGTGCTTGAGGACGGCGGCCAGCGCCGTCGGCCAGGTCGCCGCGCTCATTTCTGCCCGCCGGCCAGCAGCTGCGTCTTCTGCTGGCTGCTCGAGGAGGAGCCGAAGTAGTAGGCGATCACCTGCTCGGCCTTGGCGCTGACGAACCCGATCAGCGTGCCGACGGTCGTCGCCATGAGCGGGTCTTTCATGCCGTCGACCAGCCCGAGCAGCACGAGGAACACCGTCGCCATGAAGCCGGCCACCACCACGAACGCCAGCACCCGCGGCATCCAGTCGCGGACCTGCGCCTCGCGGCGGCGGGCGCTATCACGGTCGCCGGCTGCGATCTTCTCGAGGTCGATGTCGAGCTCGCGCATGCGCACGGCGAAGTCCTGGTCCGCCTGCTTGAGCTTGAGCAGCTGGTCCGGCGTCGCCGCCGCCATCGCCTTGGCGACGTCCTTCTCGCTGCTGTCGCCCGGCAGCCCGAGCACCTCGGCGACGACCTTCATCGCCATGCCGCCGAGCGGCCCGCCGATGGCAGTGGCGATGCTCGGCGCCACCGCGCCAACGATCTTGAGCAGGTCCATCAGCGCTTCCTCATTTGCAGGATGACCGAGATCTTCTGGCGCAGCCGGATGAGGTCGTTATCAAGCATCCGGATGCGATCGATCAGCGCGATGAGCGTGGCGCTCGCCTCGCTCAGCACCGGCTTCACGATCGTCGTGGCCCATTGCCAGACATAGAAGACGAGGTACGCCATGCCGACGGCCGCCACGATGGGGAAGCCGTACTGCGTCACGAATGTCGAGAGCTGCTGCATCAGTCCTTCCTTGCGTCGTCTCTGTCGGATCTCGCCACGCGCTCGGTGTCAGGCTGCACGTTCAGCGCGGACGAGATCAGAAGATCGATCCGCACGATGTCGTGGTTCATCGTCTTCACGCGGCTATCGAGCGCGGAGATGATGGCGGTCAGGTTGCGGATGCTGCTGTCCACGCCGGCGAGGATGAACTTGAGCGTGAGGAATACGAACGCTCCGGCGCCCATCGCAGAAGCGATCGGGAAGCCGACGTCGCCGATCAGCCGAAACGCCGCCTCTGCTTCCATCATCGCTTTGCCTTCTTGGCGCGGCGCCGCACGCGATACGCCGCCGGGTCGATGCAGAAGCCGAGCGGACCGCGCTTGGGCTCGAACGGGCGGCCTGGCGGATCAGCGCTGCGGAGCTCGCTGATCGAGCCCGCCATCATTTCGCCGGCGTGGTTCGCCGCTTCGCTCCAGTCGTCGTCGTCTTCCGCTCGACGCTTCGGCATGTGGCCTCCCATCGCGCGCGCTTGAACTCGAGGATCTCGACCGCCTCGGCGAGGTCGGCGTAGCACTGGACCGCCGCCGGGCCGTCGCGGCCCGGGTCGATCACCGCCGCGATGGTCGCTCCGTGCTGCTGGCTGGCGTACTGGTGACGGTCGGCGTGCGGGTCGAGGTACTTGTACCCGCGCGCGCGGACCAGCCAGTGCGGACGAGTGGTCTTGTCCGCATCCTCGCCGGAGAAGATCTCCCAGTGGTGCTGATGGCCGGCGGCGAGGATGTCGGCGTCGCCAGGCGAGAAGCGCTGCGCGCGCATCGGGCCGTGCAACGGGTTGTAGAGCGAGCTGCCCTTGAAGTCGTGACTGGCCCAGACGCGCAGGCTGTGCTCGCCGGCGACGATCTCGATGCGGGCCTGCCAGTCCTCGAGCGCCGCCGATCCCCTGCTCATCCAGTCGAGCGGGTCGCCTTGGCCGTAGGACTGAGACCAGATGTCGTGGTTGCCCTTGACCAGCAGCAGCCACGGGACCGCCTGCCAGAACCATTCCGCCAGCTTCCACGCACGGTCGCGGCTCACGTCCTGGTGCGCGTAGAGCCGCTGCAGCTTGCCGCTCCAATTATTCGTGACGTCGCCGAGCATGACGCCGTGGACATGCGGCCGGCGCATGAGCTCGACGTCACGCCGCAGCAGCGGCCAGTTGCAGCCGTTGTCATCGAGGTGAGGATCGCCGACGAAGGCCAGCAGGTACGGGCCTGCGTCCTTGAGCTCGAAGCGCATCCATTTCTTCGCCGCCGCATGCTCGGCCCGGCGCTCGAAGCGCTCGGACAGCTGCTCGATCAGCTGCTCGACGGGGACGTCGTCGGGCGGGATGAACGGCGGGTCGAAGCGCGGCGCCGGAGCGTCGAGCGCCACGCGCTGGCCGGGGTAGAGCGACCAGTCGATCTTGCGGCCGGCCGCCTCTTCCATGCGAGCGATGACGTCGGCCGACGTGTTGGCCTTGACGCCGCAGCGCTGGAGACCCATCGCGACCGCGTTGCGCTGGCCGAACTTGCCGGGCTGGCCCGGCGGCGTGTGGCCCTCGCGCAGCG